AATGTTTCACGCAACCGCATCGCTTCCGCGATACCGACATAGCCGTGCGCGTCCTCATAGTTGTCCAGGTGATTCGGGTCCACGCGGGAACGCGAACACTTCAGCAACACCATCATCCACCCGACATCATGCGCCGTCACGCGACTACCGAGATACGCAGACCAGAGTGCCGCGATCCGTTCAATATTCGGTCCGACTGGCCCGTAGTGCTTCGCTCGTTCATCAAGAATCGTGACGTTAGGCATGGCGCTTACAATACGGCAACATCGGAGAATCGCTGCTGCTCTGTCATTACGAATGTCAGCATCCCCGGCTGCGACACATCACCCGTCGCTACCCGCCAGTATTCGCTACCTCCATCGAGCGCGGGAGCCTGCGCCCACAGGCAGGCCCCCCAGTCCGCGACACGGAAGTGGTGGTAGTGGCCGGAGATAAGAACGTCGGCGTCGCCGATCGGCTGCCTACCCGCTGCCTGCTTCTCCCACCATGAACGCAACTTCGCCTCCGCGTTCGATCCATTACGCGATAGGTGCCCGTGCGTGATACCAAGAATCCATCCCGCGCTCGGGATAGTCAGCGTTACGGAATCGCGCGCGAGAACGAAACGGACATGCCCATAGGCCTCGGGATTTGCGGCAAGAATCTCGGACACCTGTTCGACGATCGCTAGATCCTCGTTGTCCTCTACCCCGGTGTACGCCTTCCCGCCAGCGTTACGGTTCTCGCCGTGATTGCCGCCGACAGCCGCGACCGTGATCGTCTCGAAATGCTTCGACCAAGCCTGAAGCGCATCAGTCAGGAGCCGTCGCGTCACCTTCACCTGATCTCGACGATTCAACTCGACGGAGAACGTCTGCGATGGGTAATGCCCGATGCAGCCCTCGACGCTATCGCCAGTCCAGAGAACGTTCAAGTGCCCAACCGATCTTCCGATCTTACGAAGTTCCTTGGCTCGCTCGATGACGGCATCTCGACAGTCGATGATCCTCGCGATCGTACCCTCGACACCATCACCGTCAGCCTTGCCGATCTGCCAATCAGCCAGGACAACATTCAGCGTCGCGTCGCCTTCATAAGTGCGCTTCTTAGGCTTGTGTTTCATCGCCTCAGCGATAAGCGGTTCAATGTCCACGGTGGCGTGTACGCGGCGAATCACCTTCGCCTTGAACTGCCGATTCATGAGGCCGTCTTCGCCGCCCCACGAATTGAACAGGACAGGCTCAACGATCTGAAACTCGTCAGGGTCAAGGTCCCACGCACGCAGGATGTTCTCCCACTCGGGGTCCCCTTGAACCGCGTCAGTCGTGACGGTCCCCTCGCTACCCAGCCACTCGACTCCCGGTAGCCACTTCCGTTTCCTTGCTGTTAGTTCTTCTGCCGATTGGATTTGTTTCGTGAACTCGTCCTTCAGGCCCACTTCTACTCCTGCTGGCTCAGAGCCTTACACCTAGGGCACGTGATTCGCCAGGGTGCCGTCACCAGTTCCGCAAGCAACTTATTGCAGCGCCAGCAACGTGGCCTCTCGGTTGTCTTCGTTCCCTTCCCGTAAGCATCCATCACCGCTCCACAACGGTCGTGAGAGATAACGTGAAGAGTGGCCTGTCGTTATCGTCTGTGCCGACCGCGTTGATGGACGAGTTCTGACTCACACGCAGAAATGTTACACCGCTGATGTCTTCATTCGCGATAGCCGTGAGCGTGTCACGGACATCAGCGATCAGGTCCCTCGCCGCGGGGTAATCGTTGCGTGTCGCGCGAACCATCACCTGAACGCTCGGGCGCTCCAGCGTCGCCGCGTTATCCCGCATTACTTCTAGCGGCTGCTCACCCGCATACTCGTACAGGGCCACGCACACATCGGGAGAACTCGGCATCAGGCCGATAAACAGATTCACCCCAACAGTAGCGACACTCGCGGTCTGCAACCTATCCGCTAACGCTTCCAGCATCGGTCACTCACTTCCCCTGGAGAAGTTCGTCCACGCGACCACGCACACCGTCCACGAACTTCTTCTTGTGCGCCATGACGGGAATCTCCAGGTACTTGTAGGACTTCCCGGCAGCGTGCGTCATGCCAGTACCCCAGCGCCCACCAGAGTTCGTCGGAACTTCATGAACGATGAGCGCGTACGGCGCAGCAATACCGCCATAAGTGATCTCGACAGAAGCCTTCCCGTTACCCGTGGTGGGAGTTTCTACCCTGCCGGACGCACGCAGATTGCCAGTATCGACGGGAACGATCTTCTTAGACTCGTTCAGCACCACGGTTGCTTCCGCATACATCGCCTGAGCAAGTATCTTCTCGCCGCCATCGACGCGTTCCGTGATCTTGATAAGTTTATCCATGCCGCGAAGTTGTATTCCTACTGTCGCCACCAGGCACCTCCTACTGCCGTCATGCCTGCCGTGACCCTACGTGAACGACCGTGTGATGCGCGCCGTTCTGATCGTATGGCGTATCGACCGCCACGATGATCGGCTCAGCCCCATCCTCCAGGCGAATCTTGTAATCCGTCGTCACCGGGAACACTCCATACAGGTAGAACCTTCCATCCTCGACGACCTCGCGACCATCCGGTGTCCGGCGCAGCATCGTCTCCGACACGTAATGCGCGCACGCCGAAACACTCGCCGATGCGCTGAAGGTGCGCTTCCCGTACTTGTCGATGGAGCCGGATGCGGTGGGTGGGAATAGAGTCACAGTCTGCGAGAACAACTCGCGGAAGTTCTTCTCCAGGCTCATGTGCGGTTATCCATCTGACCGACAACGAAGTCCGTCGATTCATCCTCCTCGACGCGCTCAACCGTGGGAACGATCGCGTTCGAGTTGATAACCGGGGCTGCGGGACTCAACCGGAACCGCTCTGCCTTCAGGTACTTCAGCAACGCCTCCCATTGCGTTACGAGAGCGCCGGACTTCACCGACAGGGACAAGTCACCGACCGTCTTCGACTCCTCTGCAACACGGGAACCCTTAGCGATGAGGGTCGTCACGGCAGCGATAGCAGCAGAGTACGCATCCCCGTAACTATTGAACAGGTACGTTAGTTCCTCGTTGCTGAACAGTTGATCTGTCGTGTCCGTGTCCTGAATCAGAAACCGGATATGGTCAAGATTCGACGCTCCCGGATTCCCCGAGTAAGACCAAGCCATTGCGGTGACCTCCCGCCCCTAGTGTAGATGTAAAGAGCCCCTAGATAGCCGAGAGCGGAGCCACCCATGATGAGTGACCCCGCTCCCGCGCTATTCAGTTATGAGTATCCGATCAGGCAACGATGGTGTTCCAGAAGTAGCCGAGATCGGCGGCGACGACCTTGTTGTCGAAGGCCAACTCAGCCTCGACGCGGGTAGCGCGCAGCGACTCCAGACGGAACGACGACGTACCGATCGTCAGACCCATACCCTGCGACACACCAGTCCAAGAGAACGTGTAGCCAGCGGACGGGGTGAGGATGCCGGGGCTCGGGGCAACGTGCGCGAGGAGCGCCGTCTTGCCCGTGGTGAACGAGTAGGCCGCATTAGCGCCCTCAGCGTTCGTAGCCTTGACCGACTTCGACACAAGCACACGCTCAATGTCGAACATGCGAGCGAGCATGTCCTCAGTGATCGTCTGGCTGCTGGTGTACTTGATGCGGTCAACGAGGTCCGGGTGGTTCTTCAGCGCACGGAAGACGTCGTATCCGAGGACGAGAGTGTTCGCCTCCAGGCCAGTCGTGGACAAGATCGAAGCCTTACCAGCCTCAATGTCCTCGATCGGATCGGAGTTGGTGTAGTCGTTCCACTGACGCGTCTGCCCGGTCGAAGGTGAACCAGAAACGCCGGTAACGTCCACCGACCACTTGTTCGTGGTCATGAAGTCGTTCACGAACTGAATCTCGCGACGAGTCAGGAGACGATGCGTCACGAACTCGGCAGCCTCGCGGTCCACGTTGATCGGCGCATCAGCATTAGCGCGGGTCTGATCGCCAATGTCCTTATGGATCGCGTAAACGTCTGCGTAGTAGTTATCCGTGGTGATGTTGTAACCGGAGCCGACAGACTCGGTGCCATCCGTACGGACGCGCGCCTCATCGCGGAGCCAGTCGTTCTTTGAGTACACGAAGTACTTGTCGGACTGCTTGTCCACCGGAACGACCGGGAACACCTTGTCGGCGATGAAGTTCTCGGCGCGCTGAAGGTAAGCGACTGAGATGTTGGTCAGGATTGCATCAACATGCACCTGACTGCTAGTGGGCTGAGGCATTGTCTATCTCTCCTTAGAGGCCACGCGCAGCGTTAGCGCAGTCGATGACGGCAGCAGCGACAGCACCAGCAGCAGCGTTCTCGATGAACGTGCCGACGCTGTACGCGGCTGAAGCGGTCGTGCCGAACGCGAGCGTAACGGCAGTAGCGGAAGCGGAAGAGAACAGCGGCTGCCCGAACGAAGCGGAGCCTCCGCACTCAACCTTGGTGCCGCCGACGATGGTGACCTCAGCGGCCTGACCAGCGGTCGGGGCGTTCTGAAGCACACCGATCGGGCGATCCGTAGCGCCGGACACGGCAACAACATCGCCGTCACCGTTGTCGATCTTCACGAAGTGGTACTGCTTCGCAGACAGGTCCTCGCCAGCCGTGAACGTGGTCTTGACCGCTGCGTTAGAGAACTCGAAAGCCATTGTCAGGCTCCCTTCTCGGTCAGGTAGTCGTTGTAAAGCGCAGGGTTTTCGATAGCCACCTGAGCCATAGCCTGCTCAACTGTTGCGGCCTTACCCTCGCTCACCGCTGCTTTCGCGAGGGAAGTCATCTTCTGGATTGCGTCACCGGACGGGACGTAACCCTTACCGACCTCGGTGAAGATGTCGGCACTCTCGTTCTGCGCGTCGGCAGCAACGAGCGCGTCCTCGACGGACTTCGCCAGATCGGCGTCAATTCCTGCGAGGCGACGCAGCGCGGGACCAACCTTCTCGGCGTCCAGCGACAGGTGCTTGAACGCACCGCGAGCCTTCACGATAGCGTCGGCATCCGCGCGGTCCTCGCGCTCCTTAGCGAGAGCAGTCTCAGCCTCGACCTTAGCCTTAGCCAACTCCTCCATCGCCTTACGAATCGGCTCAGGGGCAGACTTCGCGAGAGCAACCGGATCGGTCGCCTCCTCCATCATGTCCTCACTCTCTGAACCTTCGAGTTCAGAAATGCGAGCCTCCAACTCGGCAATGCGCGCCTGCGCCATCGCGAGTTCCTCTTCCATCTGCTTCGACTCAGGCTCCATGCCCTCAGCCTTCTCGTCCTCGGCTGCCAGCGTAACCTCGGAGTCAGTCTCGATCGTGACCTCTGTGGGGTCCTCAGACATGCTCTCTCCTAACGGTTCGGGCAGAGCGGCGAGCACATCTGCCACAGATTCAGTATTCGATGTCTTGATGACAAGCCAACCCTCATGAAGATGCGCAGGATGATCCACACCTGATGTCTCTTCGATAACCAACTCGGTCATCTTCGGGGCTTTGCGCGCCAAGCCGCACCTCCTACTTCACGGATTATGATACATGAGTTTGTTACACCCGTGAGAGCGCCGAATCCCATGCGCTCACCGCTATGTCCGTAATGGTGCGGCGTGCTCGCCAGCCCGTGTCCCAGTACGCAGCGCTAACGTTAGCGACGGTGCGTGCCGGGTCACCCGCTCGCCTACCCACAACGATCGGTTCGACGCTCTTGCCGGATGCCTCGACCAAGCGGTCGATGATCTCCCGGACCGTAGAGCCGCGTCCTGTCCCCAAGTTGTAGACGCTACGGGGCAGGGAGTCGATACGGCGCGCGACCGTAACGTGAGCCTCGGCTAAGTCAGCGACATGCACGTAATCGCGCACAGCCGTACCGTCGCTCGTCGGGTAGTCGTCCCCGAAGATCACGGGGTACTCGTTCGCGAGTAGCGCCCGGATAACGCGCGGAACGAGGTTGTCTTCGCTGGTGTCGCCAAGCGCGCTGCTAGCGCAGCCAGCCACGTTGAAGTACCGCAGGATCGCGTGCCGTATCCCTGCGCTTGTTGCGTAATCGGCGATGAGCCGTTCCGCAGCGAGTTTCGATGCACCGTATGGCGACATCGGTGCCACCGGGTCATCTTCCGTTACGGGCTCGTCGCTCTCTGCGTAGACACTCGCGGTACTAGAGAACACGATCCTGGGCACACCGCAGTAACGCATCGCTCGCAGG